GAGGCGGTCGGTTCGCTGTGTTGACCTAAGCCTTGTCTTGCGCCTCGATGGAGGCCGAGATGATCGCCCCGCCCCAACGGCGCTTGCCGATACAGATCGGCACCGGGTTTCCGCTCGCGGTAGTGTTCTTGGCGCTGCCGAAGGCATAGCTCGGGAGGTTCTCCGGGGAGCCACTCATAGTGAGTCCTTGAGCCTGCGGGCTTAGCATTTGGATCACACCACCCACGGCCATCGATCCACCGCCCATGCCAACAGCGAGAGCTGTGGCAGCAGACCAGCCCAGCGGGTTCCACCAGGCCAAGGCCACAATCGCAACGCCGATGATGGTCTGAAGCAGACCTGCTCGCTTGCTGCCGGTGATCACTGGGGCTATCCGGATATCACCAGTTCCCCCGAAACCGAGCTCCTTTTCTTCAAGGTTTCTTGCTCCACGGAAGATGGCAAACTCGAGCCCCTCCGCCTTGGAATTGGCAATAAACCGCTCGAAGCCAGGAACCTGAATACAGAGGGCTTTGATCGCTTCCGCAGGTGACCGAACGGATAGCCTGAAAGACCGCCCAAATCGGCGAAGCTTTCCGTAAAGCAGGACGTTGGTCATTGGTTGATCTTCGATCGCAAAGGCGGTCATTGCTTTCCTCCAGGAACAAAAAAGCCACCCGAAGGTGGCTTGAGATAAGTGCGTCCTCTACTTGACGCATGCCTTCACCGCATCGGTGACCCGTTCAAGCGGCGACTGCCATGTGCGGTAGAAGTGATACTTCACCGTGGATCCGGCCTTGCTTGGCTCCACATCGACCAAGTGCAAAGGCGCCTGAGCGTCTGGAGCAAGAACCGAGTAGCGATTGCCGGATGACTGAAGGATTCCGCCGACGCTTGCGCCCAGAACGGTAGTACTCTGCCAGCTATCACGAATGCATTCAGCGACGTCTTTGGCAGGCTTTTCTGATTTCAGATCCAAAAGCGGCGGATTGTTCCGAGTTTCTGAAACGCTCGCACACCCGGCAACCAAGGCCAGGCCCAGAGCACCGATCAGAATTCGCATGTGATCCCTCCTTGTTGATGGCGGGAATCTACCACAGCCGAGAGCCGCCGCCATTACTTGACAGGCGCTGGCCAAAGGGGCCGGCGTAGCCTGCAATCCCCTCCAGCGAGTCTATTTACCTGGCTGCTTGTGCCTGACGTAAAGAACCGCCGTTCCTCCTGAAACAGGACGAGCTTGCAACTCAAAAGCATGAGGATGCCCTTTGATTAGATCGCTCAGTTTTTTGAAGCCGTGAGTGCGAGGGTCAAATTCTGGTCGCAGCCTAGTGATGTTCGCGCCCAGCGGCCCTAGATGCGCCCATCCATCTTCATCAGCTATGTCGTCGAGAATCTTGGCGATGAAGCTCACAGGCGCTTTGGGTTTCTTTCTCGCCTCCGCCTTGGCCGCAGGTTTGCTAACCACGGTCGCGCCAGGGGCTGAGTCGACCTCAGTAGCTGGCAATTCTTCGCTGGGACTCAGGATGTCCTCACGCAGCAACTCGGTGAACACGAACTTGTCGCACGCCGCCACAAAAGGCCTAGGGGTCTTCTCCTCGCCAAACCCGTAGACGGTAAGCCCCTCCTCTCGCATCCTCGAAGCCAGCCGCGTGAAGTCGCTATCACTGGAAACCAGGCAGAACCCATCGAAGCGACGGGTATAGAGGAGGTCCATTGCATCAATGATCAACGCACTATCAGTTGCGTTTTTTCCCTTGGTGTAGGCGAATTGCTGGATTGGTTGAATGGAGTGATCGAGCAGGACTTTCTTCCAGCCCCCCAACTGGGGCCCCGTCCAATCTCCATAAATCCGCTTGACGCTTGCTACGCCGTATTTGGCGATCTCTTCGAACAGTCCCTCAACGATGGCCGCCGGAGCGTTGTCCGCGTCGATCAGGACAGCTAGGTGTTTTTGTGAATGGTTCGCTGCGTGGATAGCCATAGGTCGTCCTTGAATAAACCTCAACCATACCGCCAATGGATCACGGAAATCACGCAGCAAAAGTAAAAAGCCCAGCACAGGGCTGGACTTAGCTTGCTTCTATTGCCGCGGGGTTACGAGGATCACTTCGCGTCCCGATGACGCAACACAAGTCGCATCCGATCAAGCCAGGGCCCACCAAACACGATGATTTCTGATGGCCTGCCAAGCAGGTGGTGCAACATGAAAGGCCCAGGACCAAATACCTGGGTATGCTCCTCGGACAATTGCGCGGCAGCGCCAAGGTAGATGCCCGCGTGGTTTGGATGAGCTGTGCGACCCACGGCCATGACAATCATGTCGCCGCGCTGTGGCTGGCTGACCTGGTAAAACCCGGCCGCCTCGTAGGCCTCTTCATACAAGCTCGGCCCGCTGCCCTTCTCCCACCACCCATCCTCCCGGGCGTAGGCTGGGAATTCTAGCCCCCATTCCCGCTTGTACCAGTCGGCACAGACCTGCCAGCAGTCCCATGCACCGTGCACGAACGGTCGGCCAAGCAACGGCGTGTGCCCGGTTGGAGTGATGCTTCGCAGGTCGCCTTCCGGCCACGACAGGATATGCCAGGGCAAGCCCGTTGCTTCACACATGGCCAGGTCGCGGGGCGACGGCCTGCTGGTAGCGTCAGGGTGTGAGTGTACGATTCCAATCACCTCGCCCAGATCTTCGGCTGCAGCGAAGTCTTTAGGCGAGATTCGGAATTCCTCCGCTGGCTCTGTGGCGGTGTTCTCGCAGGCCACGTACCGGTGGGAGCGACCAGCAGAAATGATCAGTCCGCAACACTCGCGCGGGTATTCTGTCGCAGCGTGAGCCTGCACGGCAGCGAGGATGTGTTTGCGCATGGTCAACTCCGTGCGATCAGCGAAACGGCCGGGAAGCCGCCGAAAGGCAGTTGGTTGCCCTGGCCGTGCCGGACAGTGCACCCGGAATCCAGACAGCCATTGCACTGATCCCGGGCCGGGTCATCCGTGGGGTCGCCGTCAAGGTCGAAGTAAGGACCGGTGTAACCGCAGTTCGGACCACGGTAGCCGGCAGTCATCGCCCAGTGGCAGAGCTGGGTCATTTGCCGGCCGATCGTCTCCCCGCCAACATCGCCGGGGCTGGCCAGCTCCCAGGACACCGTGGAGCCGTTCTCTGACACCTTCTGATCGATGTACCAGACCTCGATGGCTTCCTCGGTCGGGTCGGCGTCCGGGTTACCTGCCGGAAAATTAACCGCATCCAGGTAACGCGCCATCGTGTGGCGCATGGTCAGCTTGAACTCGAGCAGATTGTCGAAAGCTAGGCACAGGGCCGTGATCCGGCCGTTGACGTTGCCCACGGCCAACGTGGGCCGGACCGCGGTACCGTCCGAGTTCGCTTCGATGCCCTCGATCAGCATGGGCCAAGCGCCGTACTCGTTGCCCTGCCACCAGATCGATTTGGCCGGCAACTGATCAGCCTCCGCGCCGGCAGCTGCGAGCTCCTCGGCCGAGTGCGGTATCGCATGGCCGTGAAAGCGGAGCGTATCTGCACCGAAGTCAGAGCCATCCAGTTCGAACAGCAGAATGTCCGCTCCCGGCTCCAGCTTCTGTAACTGGGTTATCAAGCTCATGGATGAAATGCTCGTTCAAAGGTGGCCGTCAGCACCGCCACCCCACCCGGCTTGCGCTGCTGCCGAAACGCCTCGCATCGGTACAAACCGAGCACGCCCTCGGGGTTCGTCCACAGGAACGACCTAGCGCCCCGGTGCCGCCGGATAAACGCCAAGATGGGAGCGACCTCATCAGCTAGGCCGCCGAATGACAGCGACCAGCTGTCAGTCTCGGCGTTAAGCCCATCGGTGGACACTTGCGCATAGTTGTCGCCGAACTGTGATTTTCGGGTGCGCAAGGTGCTGTCACCGCCGGCCTCGTCATCTGGCACCCAGGTAAATGTTTCGATCGCCATCAGCGTCTCCCATTGCTATTTCGATAGCTCATGCCTCCGGCGCGCCAAGAATCGGCAATGGCTCGCTCAGCTACACCCTGCATTTGCTGCTGCATGTTTTGCTGCAAGGCTGCGCTATCCAGCTCCATACCATCTGAACTGCGATCCTCAACAGTGACAGCCACGGGCGCATTCACTTGCACCACGGTCGATCCGCCAGCCGGGCCGCCGACCATCTGTACGCCCAGCGATCCGTCCGGACCGCGGGCCAAGGGCATGATCGCTTCAGGCCCATCCTCGCCAGCGACTCCCAGCCCGCCATTGCCCATGCCGAACATCGTCGGCGTGTTCAAGATGTTGTTGGTGGCGAACCCGGCTCCCTTGGCGAACATCTGCACACCGTTCGACCATGCACCGCCCAGCGCCTGAGGAAGGTATGTGCTGCCGTAACCAGCTTGCGAAGCACCGAGATTTGACGAGATGGCGCCCGAAGAGCCTGGTGTCATGCCATTGCCAGACCCGCCGCCGAAGTAACTGCCCACCGCAGACACACCCAGGCCGACCAGTCCACTGAGCAACGAGCTCGCCGCTTGCTGGCTGGCAATCCTCGCCATGTCTGAAATTACGCTGGCGGTGAAGCTCTTGAAGTTGGCCTTTCCGGTCATTGCGAACTCAGCCACAGCGTCACGCGCCGTATTGAAACCGGTGGTGAGCATGTCGTCAGTTGCGCCGGCCACGTTCGCCGCATCTGCCTGGATGTTGGCCCAGGCTCGTTTGGCGCCGTTGCGGTAGTCCCGCTGGGCTTGCAGCCTTGCCTCGAAACCATCGACCTCCATCTGCAGCTCGCGGGCCTGGTAGTCAGACAGATCAGCCAGCCGTTGCTGGTAGGCGTCCTGGCTGAGCCGACGGGACACATCCTCCTGCTGTTCCTCCAACTGCCTGCGCGCTTCGGCATACTTCTGACGCACGGCATTCAGCCGATCGGCTTCCTCGCGCTGGTCGTCGCCCATTCCAACCCCGGCAACGTCCGCATTGATGGCGTCTTGCCGGGTCTCGAGCACCACCTCCATGGCCTTGCGGTAGGCCTCAGCACTGTTGCGCCGGATCTCCGCGAGTTTCTTTTCCTCCTCAGTCCGCTTCTGGATGACCGGGTCGGCGTAGGCCGTGTTGAGGTTCTTGATGCCAAGTTCCATTTCGGCGGCTGTGATCTTGCCTGCGGCCTGGGCCTTGCGCAGGCCCTGCACACCTTCGGCCAGGTCCTCGAGGCGTTTCCTCTCCGGCAGCGCTCGGTCGATTATCGCGTCGAGCGCCTTGATCTCGTCCTTCAGCGCCTTCGTACGGTCCTTGCTGCCCTCGGTGGCGTCCTTGTTGGCCTTCTTCTGCGACTCGATTGCGCTGGCCGCCGAAAGGATCGCCAGGCGATCGGTTTCAGTGAGGTCGGCGTTTTCCGCGATGTAGCGGTTGGCGATCTTGGTGGCATCGCCGTTATCCTGCAGGCCGCCCAGCTGCTTTTGCAGCGTCTCCAGGTAGGTCTGCCCCGCAGAGCTCATGCCGGCCTTGGCGGCGTTGTTCGCCTGGGTGGCCGAGGTGTTTTCCTCCGTGACCCCGGTGAGCACCCTCAGCGTTTCGGCAATCAGTCCAGAGCGCTGGTCGGCGTCGCTGACCGCGCCGGCCTGGGTGATCCACTGCTGCACTGTGCCGGCCGGGAGCTGAAGGCGGTTGCCTACTTCCTGCAGGATCGGCGAAAGCCCTTCGCCTGCCGATCGCGCTTCGTTGAGGCGATCGACCAGGCCCTGGTACTCAGCCAGCTGGCGGTTGTATTGGCCGCCGGAGTCGCGCGCCGGCGCAGTAACCACGGCGGAACGGATTGACTGGGCCAGGTCGCCGTAGGCGTCCTTGACCTTGTCTGCAGAAGTGATCTGTTCCTGCTGCCACTTGACCAACGACGCTTCGCGCTGGTCCTTGTTGAGCTTTGCGAACTCTTCCCGCAACTGCGATACGGGCTTATGCATCTCTTCGAGGCTGATGCCCGCCCGATCTGCGTTATCGCGCAACAGCAGGAAGCTGGCCGCTGCGGTACCTGCCAGCAGAGCCAGCCCCATCGGCCCGCCTAGTACACCGAGCAAGCCGGCGCTGACAGTTCGCAGGCCACTCTGGGCAGTTGCTACCGCAGCGGTCGCAGCCGCTTCGCGCTGCCGCGCCTGAGCCAGCTGGATCGACATCTGCGTCTGAACCGCAGTGCCTTGCGCTGCCGCAGCCTCACGAGCGGCCAGGATGGTTGCGGTTTGGGCCTTTCGCTGGTCGGCGATGGCCGCCTGCAACACCGCCTCGGCCTGAGCAATGCGCGCGGCACGGTCAGCCCGTGCCGCCTGGACGGCAAGTCCAGACTTGGCCACGTAGTTGGTCAGGGCCGCAGCACCAACGCCGCCCATGGCCCCGGCCACCAAATCCACGTTGTCCGCCAGCGCAATCAGCACACTCGACAGGCCCGCGACTGCGCCAGTCTGCTCTTCCATCCCGCCCAGGAAGGTCTGAACGGCGTTGCCGATGTTCACCAGGGCATCCTGCACGCTGGTGGACATGTCG